GCGAACTTAGAGCAGAATTTGATATTGATTTTCAACAATTTGACGTAAAATCATTAAGCAATTCTAGAAGAAATGGCGATTTGGTAACTCTGAGTTACAGTGAAGTTCCATACATCATTCAACCATTAGCAAGTCAAGCAATTAATATTAACCCATACAATGTTATAACATTTGTAGGTAATATCAATTTAGACCCACCAAACGATATTTGGGTAGATACAAACGTATTACCTACTGTAAATAGAGTAGTTAATACTCAGATTCCAGATGCATCACCTGTTCGCCGTGACATTGGTGGACGAATTATCACAACTAATGGGTTTACTGTATTTAATGCAACTAGACCTCCAGTTACTAGACAAGTCAATACTTTAGTATCATCTACAACGTCTGTAAATACAAATGTTGTTAGCCAAAATTCATCATCTTTAGGTTCTGTTGTAGTGGATGTTCAATACATTCCATTCATTAGAGCTAGACGTGTAATCGGTTTATGTACTTTATTTAAACCTAATGCTAGGTTATATCCGTTTATTGAAAAAGATTCAGTTTCAATTAATTGCAGAAGTTTAACTCAAGTTGTTGTTCGTAGTCATTCTGGTGCATTATTCAATACTTCTGTTGGTGGATATGAAACCATTCAGTTCAAAACGGGCGGTATCAATGGTACTGTGGTTGCAACTGCATTGGCAGTTTCATATTCTTCTCCATTAATTACAACTCCGACTGATAGATTATTATCTATCATCGATTTGGTTGGTACTATTCCTACTGGCGCAAATACATTTGTAGTTGGTTCAAATTCAAATAATGCACAAATCATATCTGTAAATACCTTTGCCTTTGGTCAAGCGTTAGTTCCAGATGCATTTGGTAATTTAGCTTTTGAATTCCTAATCCCACCAAATAGATTTAAAACAGGTGAGCGTACAATCCGCTTAATCGATAATATTGATAATATCGAAAATGGTTCTGAATCTGTAGGCCAAACTACATATTTTGCTTTAGGCACTATCCAAAATAAACAAGAAACTCTATTAACAACTAGAGTAACACAAAATCAAATCACAACTACAAATACGTTCGCTAGACCTAAAGACCCTTTAGCTCAAAGCTTTTTTGTATCAGGTTTGGATAACCCAAATGGTTTGCATATCAGTTCTGTTGATATTTTCTTCAAAACGAAGGCTTCAATTGTTCCAGTAACCTTAGAAATTCGTAGAATGATTAACGGATTCCCAGAATCTGGCACTACAAGTATTCCATTTTCAACTGCAATCTTAAATCCAGAACAAATTACTGCATCAGCAAATGGTAGTATTGCCACAAGATTCAATTTACCGTCTATTGTGCATTTGTTACCTGGTGAATATTCAATCGTATTATTATCTAATTCAGATTCATACGAAGTGTTTGTTGCAGAGATGGGTAGAACTGCTTTAATCACTAACCAAATCATCTCAAAACAACCAAGTCTTGGTGTATTGTTTAAATCTCAAAATGCGTCAACTTGGACACCAGTTCAAGAACAAGATTTGAAATTTACAATTAATATTGCTGAATTTGTAACATCAGGTTCTGTAGTATTTGGCATCAAAAACAATGCTTCAATTATTAAAACTGCAACTACAGCAGTTGGTAGTGCAATATTAAGTGCGATTGATGTCAGCAATTTATCTGTAGGTGATTACGTTTATGGAACTGGTATTCCTGCAACAACTAGAATTTTATCAATTCAAGCCACAACCGTAACTTTAGATAAAAATGCAACAGTTGCTGGCACTACTAGTTTGGTAATTATTCCAATCACATTATATCAAACATTACATATTAATACTTCTAATATTGTACCAACTGGAACGCAGTTAAATCTTTCAGTGAAATTATTAGATAATTCTTCTAATTTAATGGATATAAATTTCTTACCAATTTCTCAAAATATTGATTCTGATGTTTCTAATTTGAAAGTATTAAAACCAAAATTAGAAAATGGCGGAAATGAATCGATTCTTTTACAAGCTACACTATCGACTAATGATGCCAAAGTTTCACCAGCATTAGATGTGTCAGGATTATCTTCAATATTTGCTAAAAATATTATTAATACAACTGACATATCTACAACAGATGGTGAAGAAGTTGCTAAAGGTGGTAATGCTAAAACTAGATATATTTCTAAGAAAGTTACATTAGCTACTGGCTTTGATTCTTCTAATATTGTTGTAACACTAAGAGCATATAAACCTCAAGGTACAGATGTTAGAGTGTATTACAAAGTTCTTCCAATCGAAAAAACAACACCATTTGAAAATGAAGCTTGGGTTCGTATGACTCCTGAGTTTAATGCAACATCTGGCTCGATTAATGACTATAAAGAAATTAAATACTACCCTAAAAACGCATTTGGCGCATTTGGTATTCCTATCGATGACCCAATTAGCCCACGATTCAATACATATGCAATTAAAATTGTACTAGTTTCGAATAACGAGGCAGTTACACCAAAAGTTAGAGATTTAAGAAGTATTGCGTATGATTCTTAATAATCATACTAAAGTAAAAGACCACAACGATTTAGTTCGTGATAATAATTCATCTGCAATCTTAAATGTGAATAAAGATGAATTATCGAAACACAGAGCTAGGAAAAAATTACTATCTGGTAAAGATGCAGAAATAAAATCTTTATCAGATAGACTTCAATCCGTAGAAACCTTAGTTCAAAAGTTACTAAATAATTATAACATAGATTAGAAAGCATTTATACAATGGCAACTATTGTACTCAGAATCGCAAAAGGTTCACCACTAAGTTCTGGCGAATTGGATTCAAATTTTTCAAACATTAATTCAGAATTGATTACTAAATTACCTTCAGCGTCTTATACGGCGGCTGATGTACTTTCTAAGATTCTATCTGTTGATGGCTCTGGTTCTGGCTTAGATGCCGACTTATTAGATGGTCTTAATACCAGCACTACATTACCACTAGCTACAAATAAATCCTCAGTAGTATCTAGGGATGCATCTGGAAACTTTTCTGCAAATTTAATCAATGCAACCATTACAGTTGCAAACAATTTAAGCGGAGTAAATTCAAATGGATTTATTTCTAAAATTGGAGTTGATAGTCAGATTGCTCGAATCATTATCGGCACTAGTGGAGATATTTCTGTTGCAAATGGTGATGGAATTTCTGGTAATCCAGTAATTTCAATTGGTACAAATTTAGCTAGACGAGATTCAATAAATTCATACTCATTGACTCAAACTTTTGCATTAATTACTGCAAATGCAGTATCAAATGACGGTAATAATAATTTATATACTGGTGCAAATAATTTATCAACAACGTCTACAAATGGTTTTATATATGTACCTACAATAACTGGAACTCCTACTGGTGTACCGACTACTAATGCTGGTAGGTCTGCTATTGTTTGGGATACCAGTAGCAATAAATTATGGGTATATTCTGGTGGATTGTGGAATCCACTAATTAATCAAAACAGCGTAAATATATTTACAGCAAGACAAAGATTTTCGGGCAATCAACCAGGAGTAATTGGAGACGCTTCTGCTAATTTAGGCGCAGTTGAAGTTTTTGGTTCTGGTGGTGCGGCATATATGGCATTCCATAGACCAGGACAGTTTGCCACATACTTCGGATTAGATTCGGACAATCAGTTTAAGTTTGGTGGTTGGTCTGCTGGTAGCGTAGCCCAAACCTTCTTACATTCTGGTAATTATGTGAATTTACCAGTAAATAGCTTGAATTGGAAAAACTTTGGTGCTGGTCACATCATTGCTGATGTTAGTAATGGATTAAGTCCATCGGGAACTGCCGTAGATAGAAATAATGCTCAAATTGGGTGGTCTACTAATTACCCAACTTTAATGGGTTGGAATGGTACAAATACTTATGGTGTAAGAGTAGATTCTGCTAGATTGGCTGATATATCTTCTACAAGTTTAAGTAGTGTAGGTGTGGGCCAAGTGTATAGCACTACAGGTAAGGTTTTAAATACAACATACAATAATGAAACTTCAAGACCTAGATTAGTTATAATTAACTCTAGTTCATCTGCTGGTAACGCCGCCCATGTTGTTAATGTAAATGGTACAGAATTTTTTGCTGGGCTTGCAGTCCCAAGTAGTAGTCACGCTCAATATTCTTTCATAGTTCCACCAGGCCAGAATTACTCAATAAGATTAACTAGTGGAAATGCGGCAGGACTAACTTGGATTGAACTTAATTAGGAAATTTTATGAAATATTTTAAAAAAGGTACGCAAGTTTTTGCATTTGAATTAAATAAATCTCAAGACCATCTAATCACTAGTGATATGGTTAGACTTACTGATGCAGAAGCAGAAGCACACATAAATCCACCAAAAACTTTGGCAGATTTAAAAAAAGATAAAGAAAACGAAATAAGACAAAGATTCGAACTCGATTCTAATAATGCTGTTTCTGCATTAGGTTTGAAATGGAATGGTGGGTTTGATTCTGCAATCAAATTGGATGCGGCTATGCGCTTATCTCAAGCGGCTGGCGCTCCTAATGTTGTATTTTTTGACTTAACCAACAATCCACATCTATTAAGTTATGCAGATGCTTTGAATGTTGTAATTAATGTTGCAGGTTCATTCCAAATACATTTAACAAAAAAACAAGATTTATTTGTTCAAATTTCAAAAGCAACTATAAATACTATCAATAATATAGCATGGTAATTTTATATTCTATTTTAGCTTTATATGTTTTATGGATATTTTACCTAGCGGTAATGTCTTTATATAGAGCTAAAAAAGAAGATAAATTAACAAAAGTTGCATTGGTATTGGGATATCCAATTTTAATAATTGGTGCAACTTTAGATTTATTTATTAATTTAGTATTATTTACTATAATATTTTTAGAAATCCCAAAAGAATTATTAGTAACCAAACGATTATCCAGACATATTAAAAAAGGTTCTGGATATCGGATGAAATTGGCAAAATGGATATGCAGTAATTTACTGGACACCTTCGATGCGCACCACGAAGGCCATTGCCGATAATACCCTAAATATAGTATAAATAATAGGATACTACATGGCGCAATTATCAAATAGAGAAACCCTCAAGCAATACTGCCTTCGCAAATTGGGCGCACCTGTGATAGATATCAATGTATCAGAAGAACAAATTCAAGATAGAATTGATGATGCTATTGAATTTTTTATTGAATATGGTTTCAACCTAATTGAAAAGAAATATCTATCAATTAAAATTACCCAATTAGATATCACAAATAACTATATTACAGTTCCTCAAGAATTGTTATCTGTTACTCGCATTCTCCCTCTACGCAATCCAAGTTTAACATCCACTAGTTATCTATTCGATGTTGAATATCAACTTCAAGCTAATGATGTATTAAGAACAGCAGGTACAGGTGATGTATCTCAATTTTATATTAGCAAACAACATATTGCAACCGTTCAAGATATCTTTACAGCTAGACCACAACACGAATTTAGGCGCTATACTGATAAATTATATTTCAAATTTGATGCAAGTGTTCGATTGTTTGTAGATGATTTTATTGTATTAGAATGTCACACTCCAATTGACCAAACATCTCGTTTCTGGAATGATAGAAATTTACGCAATTATGCTACAGCATTAATTGGTAGACAATGGGGAATCAACTTATCTAAATTCCAAGAAGTGCAATTACCTGGTGGTATGAAATTAAATGGTGATAGAATTGTGGAATTACATCAAAGAGAAATTGATAAAATGGAACTTGACCCTGTATATCAATATTCTGAGCCCGTAGAATCGATAATCGCTTAGTATGGCTACAAATTCCTATTTTAATTCAACATATAACGGTATGGGTGAGCAATCACTTATATCTGATTTGATGAAAGAAGCTATACAGATTCAAGGGTATAATATCTACTATCTCCCTAGAGAAAATGTAGCAAAAGATTATCTATTCGGTGAAGATACTATTTCTCTATTCCGTGATGCTATTGCTCTTGAATGTTATATTAAAAGCATTGAAGGCTACGAGGGTAATGGTCATATCTTAGCCAAATTCGGTTTAGATGTTCAAGACGATTTATCTATTCAAATCCATCAAGACCGATTCAGAGATGAAATCTCTTCTAAATTTAATAATATTATAAGACCAAGAGAAGGTGATTTAATTTACTTTGGCTTGGATAAACATTCTATATTTGAAATTTCATTTGTAGATAATAAAGTTCCATTCTTCCAAGCTGGTTCTTTATACTTATACGAATTAAGTCTAAAAAGATTCGTTTATGGTGCAGAAACAATTTCAACAGGAATTAATGATATTGACGATATTTTATCAAGTGGGTCTAGTGTGGAAATAGAATTAGGATTACCATTAACAGCTAAACTAAATTACATTGTAGGTGAGTTGATATACCAATCTAAAACGGGTCTATTAAGCGATTCTACAGCCTCTGGCAAGCTATTATTGCAAGTTGATAGTACGATAACCCTAACAAATGTTAAAGGTGAATTTAATCCTAATATTAATCTATATGGAAAAGATTCTGGTGTGATTTATACATTCCCAATTAAATCAGATGAAACATTTGACGACACTTCTGCTAGTAAACTTTCAGATAATGTTAATGTAAGAAAAGAAAGTAATACTGTAGTGGATTTCTCAGAAAAGAATCCGTTTCTTGATAGTGGGTATGATTAATGTCATTACATAATAAGCACTTTTACTTTGGAACTATGCGTGCATACGTAGTTGCGTTTGGAAATATCTTCAATTCAATTCACGTAGTACGTTTCGATAAGAATGGTGAGGAAGTTGAACGCGAAAAAGTTCCACTAGCTTACGGTCCTAAAAATAAATACGTATATCGAAATGAACAAAATCCAGATTTGAATGAGAAGTTCGCAATCAAGTTGCCTAGAATTTCATTCGAAATGATTGAAATTAAATATGACCCATCTAGAAAAACTCCTTCTACACAAAAGTTAAGAGGAAATTCTGTTAAAGATGGTAGCAGGGCATTTCAATACAATGCTGTACCATATGAATTTCTATTTGATGTCAATATAATGGCTAAGAATACAGATGAAGCACTACAAATCGTAGAGCAGATATTACCATTCTTCACTCCAGACTATACAATGACTATTAATGTGATTCCAGAATTGAATCACAAATTAGATATACCTGTAACAATTGCATCTATTACTATGGATGATAATTGGGATACAGATTTCAAAGAACGTAGAGATATCATTTGGAATATGCAACTAGTATTAAAAGGATTCATTTACGCACCAATTAGAGATGCAAAAGTTATATTACAGGCCGAATGGGATTATCGCGGATTTGACGATAGAATTATTGTTAGCGGAATCGAAACCGAAAAGTAGACCTAAATAATGTATGAATAAACAAGCGCAAAAATTCTTAAAAGAAATAAGAAATACAGGTTATAAAGTGACTTTATCATCCGATAAATCATTTGTTATCTATGAACCTAGTTTGCCGACAAATCTTATTCAGAATGCTATTGATTTATCTGATGAGCTATGTAAGATATTAGATAATGAACAATTACTTTTATCTAATGAAGATGAAAGTTTAATTAATTCCTTTATCGATGCTGACGTAGAACAATCTTCATTTCATCTTATAGACAGTCAAATGCCAGATGAAACATTACCTGTAGTGTATGAAGATTATACATCAGAATCTTTCGATAAAGATTTTGATTTTATTAGAAAGAATTTAAAAGATGTTATTGCTAATGGTACTACAGCATTAAATAGAATGATATTAGTAGCTCAAGAGAGCCAGCATCCACGCGCCTACGAGGTAGTCGCTACTTTGATGAAAGCTTTAGCAGATATCAATAAAGATTTATTAGATTCACATAAAAAGAAATATGAAACTAATACTCTAAAAGGTACATCAAATGTTACAAATACTACTAACATACAAAATAATGTAGTATTTTCTGGTTCTACATCTGAGTTGTCTAAATTACTTAAAGGTAAATAATTTTATTCATTGAAATTAGACCAAGCTTCAAATAGCTTTTGTCTAATTTCATCGATAGATAATGTTTGAGAGTTTACAGACCAAACTTTAATTGGAGAATCATTTAGAACTAAATAAATATTAAATGAAGGAATCCATCTGGTTTCATCATCTATACTACTAATAGCAGTAATGTGACTTAAATCAATATGGATAAATTTTGGATTGTTAATATCTTTATCTAATTCTATTTTATAAATTCGGTCTTTTAGTTTCATAATGTAATTCTTTCTTAATTTTAAGTTATAGTTCTGGTCGTTTCATCATACATTCAATCTTAATTATTAAATTAATTAT